AGGCATCCATAATAGTTCTCTTTTTCCTAATGGGCCACTTCTATTTTTTGCAACTATAATTTCTGCAATATTTGTTGGTGGTGCTTCATCTTTTCGATAATAGTCTTCCCTATATATGAACATTACTATGTCTGCATCTTGTTCAATTGATCCTGATTCACGAAGATCTGACAGAACTGGCCTTTTGTCATTACGTTGTTCTACTCCACGAGAAAGTTGACTAAGTGCAATTACTGGCACTTTTAATTCCTTGGCTAAAATCTTTAATTGTCTAGAGATCTCAGATACTTCTTGCTGTCTATTTTCTTTTCCTCTGCCAGTAATCAACTGTAAATAATCAATAACAATCAAACCTAACTCTCCTGTTTTTTGAGCTAATTTCTTTGATCGTGCTCGGATGTCAGAAATTCTGATGCCAGCGGTATCATCAATATAGAGTTGAGCCTTTGATAACTGTTCCTGTGCTAAGAGCATCCGTCTCCACTCACTGTCAGATAACTTTCCTGTCCTGATGTGATAGGATGGAATCACTCCTTCAGCGGATAGCATCCGTTCTACCAGGCTCTCTGCCCCCATTTCCAGTGAGAAGATAGCTACTGGTTTACCCGCTCGTATTGCGACATTCTGTGCAATATTTAGAGCAAACGCTGTTTTACCCATAGCAGGTCTGGCTGCCAAAATAATTAAGTTGTCTTCGTGTAGTCCTGTTGTTATTTTGTCAAAATCGGTAAAACCTGTAGCAAGGCCAGTAACATCTCCAACGTGCTTAGATCGTTCATCAATTCGAATATTAGTGGAATCCAATACATCCATGATGTTTCTAAAACCTGAGTATTGATTGGCACTTACCGATGTCAGTGTATTTTCAAGTCTTACTATGACATCATCTAAATCTTGGTGATCTTCATATACTTTTTCAAGTGCTTTACCTAGATCATTGATGACCTCTCTTGCTTTAGCTTTTTCGGCCACAATCTTTGCATAATGTTCAATGTGAGCACTAGTGGGAACTGAATTGATCAAACTAGCAAGAAAAGCCATTCCACCAATACGCTCAAACTCTCCAATAGAGTCAAGTGCTGATTTTACAGATACAGGGTCAATTGGTTCCCCCTTATCTGCCAAATCTTCCATAACATTGAAGATAATACCGTGAGATAACTTATAAAAACTTTCCTGTGTAAGAAATTCTGATGCGATAAAGATTTTTTCTGGGTCAACGAAAATTGATCCAAGTACCGCCTGTTCAGCTAGTATGTCGTGAGGCAGGATATTTGTTTTTTCTGCCATTTTTATTTTTCCTTAATATTGATATAATTAAATTAAAAACAATAGGGGGTCTATCTATGAGAAATAAATATTCATTAATTTTTCCTTTGCTTATCACAATACTAATGTCATATTTGTATTTGAAATATTTACCTACTAGCATGGAGTCAACTCTTGAAGTTTTGAAAGGAATACATTTTGAGACTTTATTTACGTTTTTAATTTTAGCTTTTATTATTTCATATTCAGTGTTAGTTACTGTATACAATTTCCTTTTGTTTTATGATCTAGTTGAAAAAAATGATATTCAACTTTCAACATCGATCGCAATGATTTCTTTTATCCTTCTTTTCGGTTGTTACCTTGTTAAGAGCTTGTCTGAGAAAGAGTTCAACCTGATCGCTATTTTTATCAGTTTCCCTTTTCTCTATTTGATCCCTAATACCTTCCAAGGTATTTTCAAGGTTACAAAGAAGTTTAAAAATATTAAAAAGGGTAAAGGAAATAATGAAACCGAAAGAGATGAATACTAATGTGTCGTTTCCCATACAATCCTCTCCTTATCTACGATATCCAAAGCGCATAGCTTTCCGAGCTTCTTCGATTTGTTGTTTTTCCTTGATCAACTTTTTTAATTCCCGTTTTGACTCTTTGCATCGTTGGCTAATTGCACTTACCATGATCGCCTCAAACAACACCACGATTACCAATACACCAATAATAATTTCATTTAACATTTTCTGATCTCCATTTCTTGTTATATTTATCTAAATAACGATATTGCTTTGAATAAATTGATCTAATTCATTCTTGTCAATCCGTTTTGTTCCATCGATTTTATAAAGATTCAATCCCATCTTGATCCATTTTCTGATGGTATTTGAACTGCAGTCCGCATAGTGGGCTGCACTTTCTAGTGATAACCAACGTTTTTCTGCTATTTCCTGGTCTAAGAATTCAGTGAAAGATTCTTTAAATTGAACTCGAACCACTGATCTTATTCCGTTTTCAAATTCTTCACTTAGAATATTCATTGCCAACTCCAATTTGTGATATAATTTAAGTAGTTTATTTTGTTGAGTGCTTCACTTGTTTTGTGAAGTGCTTTTTTATTTTTCTTGCCATTTCAACCAACCAGACTCATTTGGCCGTTGCGGTTCTTGATTTCCAATTTAGTGTTGGCTGATGGTTCCCAGCTTCCCCAATAGTCAAATGCTTGTTCTTCATCTTTACGTTTCAGCAAGTCATAGCGAGGGATTCGGAAGTATTCCTTGAAGTCTTTGGCAGCCTGCGAAAATACTGACTGTGCAAATTTTCGATCTTTGTATGCTTGGCTATCCTTACCGCCTAGCAATTCGACCACTTTTTGTTTTCGCATTTTTTCAAGTGCTAAACAAATTGACGGATTCACTGGTTGCTCATTTTTCAAATAATCTACATCGGCTGATAAGACGGATTGCCCTTCTTTCAGCTTTTTTAGTTCCTGCAATGCGTGGATCATTGTGTCTTCTACTGTTAATTCTGTTTGTGTCATAGCAATTTCGTTCATTATTCAAATTCTCCTTCTAAAATGTTGTTTTCTTTACGAATATCGTTAAGGTCGTTAAAAAATCTCAACCCTCGACTGATAAAGCTATCAAATTCATCTCGGACGATTCCGTCTGCTTTCAAAACATTCTTTTCGTCCGCATAGATCAGACCGCCCATGCTTGCCAAGAAGTCATTACCCTTCCGCAATAGGCTTGTGATGTTCTTGTAAGCTGAGATTTGCTTCTGTACGCTGTTGAGTTGCCCCCGTGATTCTTCGATCGCTCTGGTCAATTCATCGTACTGTGCAGATTTCTTATCAGCCTCTGCACGCTGGGCCATCATCTCGTTTAGTTTGTTATTGATAAACTCAGACCGCTCTTCCATAGCCTTCATGCTGTCGGATAATTCCTGGTTCTTCACTAACAATCGTTTATTTAGCTCCCGTGTGGCTCTGTAGTCCTCTGGAACGACTTCCTTGATTGTTTCCATCACCTCAACTTTGGAAGCCCTTAGAGCCTCGTTCTCGCCCCTTAGAAGCTCATTCGCTTGTTGGCTTAGTTTGAGTTTGTTCTTAACTTCCTGCAGTTCTCTTACTGTAGGAGTGTCACCATCTTCGATACGCTGGATCTGCTCCTGCTTCTCTTCTTCTGGAAGAGTTGCGATGAGGTAGAGAGCCGAAGATCCCAAATCTGACAACGTTGTCACATTTGGAAGTTGTTTAGCAACTGTCATCATTCTGTTTGCTTCTCGATAATGGATCCCAATCTTGTCAAGCCATTTCCCGAACTTACCATGTGCTAAATCATTCTCTTTCACATGGTTCAATCTTCTGCCAATTTCCCAAATGGATTGACCAGCAATTTGTTTGTGGTGACTGATTTCAAGTTCTATCTGAGATAGATTATTTGATAAAGCTATTTCGTTCATTCTTATCACTTTCTCATTAATGAGATATCCTTTCTAAAAAAATTAGACCACTATGTCCAGATGATATCTTTATAGTCGATATCAAGCGTTTGCTCAATGATCGGGATATACTTTGCGTTCGGCTTCGTGTGACCAAGTCGCCAATTTGATACTGTCGGATAACTTACACCGATTGCGTCTGCAAATTGAAGAACGGTCATGTCTCGCACTGCCATCCATTGTTTCAGCGTTAACTGTGTCATTCTTTCACCTCCTATCTAAATTCGTCCAAGCTGACCTCCAGTGCATCAGCTAATTTTTTTACAGTATCAAAATATAGATCTTTTACTTCTCCATCTCTTAAACGATAGATGCCAGCAGGCCCGATACCTGCTTTTAAACAAAGTTTATAAACTGTCCAATTTCTTTCCGAAAGTTTTTCAGATATTTTTTCCCAAAGCATGGCTTCTCCTCCTTATCTAACTTTATTTGTATAATTTCATCACCATTCTCCTATCGCACTATATGTTGTGCTTTATAAAGACAAACCTTTTTAAAATGCACTATATATTGACAAACAATGTTTATTATCGTATAATATATCTTGACTGAGACCTCTCACAGTTTTAGTCAAAATTTCAATGGAAAGGAGGTATACCTATGTATTCTATAAAATCTATGTTGCCTAATGAAATAGGTTTTCTGAAGTATCGTTTCTCAAATTCAGAAGCCGACAGCGCTGATCCAAAATCAAAACCAATTTTAAAATTCGCTACTACAACAGACGAAAAAACGTTTATTGATGCTTTTACATTACATGAAAATGGTTTGGTTTTATTAGCTAAAAGCGAAGATCAAGAGGTGTGGTCGAACAGAAAGCCGATTTTTAATACTGTTGATGGAAAAATAGTCGTTACTTTTGAAAATGAATAATAG